ATAGCACATAATGCTGATTTAGCAGTACAAACTTCACATAAATCTATGATAAATAATAATAGATCAGATACTAGTTATTTTGATAATGCTTTGTCTAAACCTACTAATATTATGGGTCATGGATTAGGTTATCCACCAACACATTTTCAAAAAATGAGTAAATGTGGTGGTACATATTGTTCTCCTTCATATTTACAAAATCAACATAAAGATGAAATGATTACAACACCAATAACACATAGTGATGAAAATACAGCTAGTTCAGGATATAGTGCTAATTATAACTATGTAGCTTCTATTAATAATAGACCTGAATCATCCGGTCATATTTCAGGTATGAATAGACATAGATTTAGAGCTGTTATAACTGGACAGTTGACGACAATATCTCAGGCATCCGGGTCTTTTACATATGATATAAGACAGGGTTTAAATCAATTTATTAAGGATAAGAAATACAAGGCAGTATTATTTTCTAAAGCTGCTGGTGCGAATATTGATATATTTGATACAGAAAAAACATTTACTGTTAATAACATTAATAAAAATACCATATCATTTACCGACTTGTCCCCAACTCACTCCGACAACACCAATACCACAAGTGCGAGTTACGTTGCTGAGTTTACTATGATTGATAGTAATGATTCAAACAAAATTGACCCACAACCCAGATCAGCACATTTATTAAATGCTTCTCAAATAACTCAATCTGTAAATAAAGGTGATATATTAGGTGATTGTACAGTTCCATTAAATTTTTGGTATTGTAAATCACCAGGTATGGCAATGCCTCTATGTGCTTTACATAAAAGTGTTGATGTTGAAATATATATGCAATTTGCTAGTGCTAGTGATGCTGATTGGACAAAAGAAATATCAGATAGTTCCGTAACAATAGATGATGATAATAAGTTTATTACATATGATCAAAATATAAATAATAAAAATGATATAGTTAATGCATATAGTATAAGTGATACAGGTGTAAAAGGAATATTAAATAATTCAGATAAGAAATTTAATTTTAGTGTCGATTTAGCAGTTACATATATATATTTAGATAATATGGAAAGAAAAAGATTTTCTCAAAGTTCTCATGAATATCTTATAGAACAATTACAATATCAATATGAAAATGGGCAAACTAATAGAGATATTGATATTTCTTCATTTCAACATCCTGTAAAAGAATTAATATGGACAGGACAACCATATTTAGGATCTAATATACAAAGTACAAATTCAACAAATATAGATGATTTAAATAATGGTACAAGAGCACATAGTTCTGGTGTAAGATGGGTATATGGAAGCATAGAAGATAATTGTTTATATGGTGGAGGTATTTTTAATGAAAAAAGTCGTAGTAGAGCTTTTGGTAATGACAGTTTTATTAAAACAATGACATCAGCATCGTTTGTAAGTGATGCTGTAACTACTAGTTCCTCTGCTTCTAACAAAACTTGGGACAGTATTGGTAATGGTAAGTTTGTTCAAGGATTACTAGGACCTAGTACACCTGATTGTTTAGATTATGTAACATATAAATTAAAATTTAATTCTACTGACAGATGTCAACCTAGACCATTACAATATTTTACTAGAGAAAATGTTTATAAATATCATAAAGGTGGTTCTATATCTGTTCCAGATAGTATAGCTGTATATTCATTTGCATTAAATCCTACTGATACAGCACCAAGTGGTACTTGTAACTTTTCTAATATAGATGATATTAAAATTGAAAGAGGGTCTTGTACATTTGGTTCGGGTACTGATGCTAATAAATATAAAAAAGTAAATATTTATGCCATTAATTATAATATTCTTAGATTTGTAAATGGACAAGCTGGTATATCATATTTTTAGTTATACTTTGTTAAATAAAATAAATTATAAATATATATGTCATCAGGTTCTACTATTATTATTACTAATAATCAAAATATAACATTTTTTTCAAATCCTAGTATCACATATTTTAAATCTGTTTATAGAAAACATACTAAATTTTCTATAACTTATAAAGAAGAATCTGCTGATACAAATTTTTCTGCAACTAAAAATGAAGTTTCTATAGAATTAAATTTTGATGCAGATTTATTATGTGATATTTCACTAAAAGTTGCAGTTAATAGTAGTGAAAATAATGTTTATTGCAGAATACCAAATGATATTTCATTATTTTTAATACAAAATATTAAATTAGATATGAGAGGTAAATTAAATGATTTTGATATTTTAAGTAAAGATTATATAAATTTTCAAGCAATGTTAGATAATCCTAAATTATTAAACCCAAATTATTCCGTTGATTCATCTGGTGAGATTACTTGTAATAATGGTAATAATTATCAAAATATGGCACTTTGTGGTGGAGTTCAAAGAAAAAAAAATAGTGATTTCGCTCTTATAAAAAAAATGAATGCCAATGTACCATTACCTTTTTCTTTTTCAAAATCTATAGGCAATGCTATACCACTTTGTGCATTAGATATGAGAGATATTAAACCTACAATTGTTATAACTAGTACTAGTGCAGACACAAGTAATCCAGAAAATAAATTTTTTATTACAAATTCTAGTGGTGAAATAAAAGAAGATACTATTGATCAAGATAATGATACTTTAAGAAGATTATTTAAATATTCTACTATAACTAAATATGTATTTTTATCAGATGATGAAAAAAATAGATTTTTAAATACTAAATTAGAATATTTATATGAACGAGTAGATTTATTAAATAATGATTCAGATATATTTTTTACTAATAATACTCAAACAAGTAATAATATTAATATTAATAATTTAAATAATAATGTATCTATTAAAAAAATTTATTTATATAATAAATTAAATGATGATTATAATAAACTAAAATATAAAATATTTATAAATAATCAACCATTATTCACAGAATTTTTTAACCATGAATTTTTCTCTAAAGTTGAAATGTTAAATAAATATAAAGGATGTATTTATAATGGAAGTAATACTGGTAATATATCTATTGATAATAATATCGCTATGATAGATTTTTCATTAAAAGAATCAGAAGGACCATCCGGTTCTATTAGTTCAATTACAAATACTGTAAATTTAAAAATAAAAAAAACAGGTGATGACGAAACATATAATATAAAAATATTTTTATGTTCTTATTATCTATTAACTATTAATAATGGTGAAATAAGATACGTGTTTAATTAATCTTTTTTTTATTATATATAATATATATTATGACAGGGTCTATAGGAACTATTAATTTAATTACTAATACTAGTGGATTTGAAAATAGATATTTTCTTAATAATCCTGATATTACTTTTTTTAAATCTGTATACAGAAAACATACAAATTTTTGTAAATATCTTGATATGAAAGAAAAAGAACCAATTAATTTAAGTAATTCAAGTACTTCTATCATTGAAGAAATTAAAGATACAGGTGATTTATTATCTAAAATTTACCTTGAAAATAAAATTATATTTACAAAAAAACCCAATGTTCCTGCTCCAACTACTGGTTTAACGATATTTGCTAATTTAGGTTCAAATATTTTAACAAGTAATGATGATGATTCACTTTCAATAGATATAGGAACTAATAGAGCTGTTTTTAAATCTTCTGGATTATTTCAAGAAATAAAAGGTGAATTATCTAATCAAATGTCATTAACTACTGAAGGTAATTCTTTACATGATGGAGCTACCACCACCACAAACCAAATAAGAACACTAGCACCTCATCTTGATATTGATAAATCTAGTAATACAATTATAATATCTTGTAAAAATGGATCACATTATAATTATACTACTTTATCAGGAGGTGTTCGTGGTATTGATATCCCACAAGAAGATTTAGAAAATAAAGACCTAGAAACAGAATTTTTTTACACTATACCCGAATTTAGTTTCATGAAAGATTATGGTTTAGCATTACCTTTATTATCTTTGAGAAATGATAAGATAACATTTAATTTAAAATTTAATAGTATTAGTACATTATGTAAATTAAATAATGGTGAAATATCTAATATATATACTTGTCAATTAAAATATAATATAATAAAAGAATTAATTCATTTAGATACAGATGAAAAAAGAAGATTTTTAACCAGTCAATTAACTTATTTAACTGAACATATTAAAACTTCTAAAATTAATCAAAGTTCTCAAGATGTAAGTAGTGCATTTACATTATCTAAATATTTATTATTAGTGGGTAACCCTAAAGAAAGTACAAATGAATATAGTGTATCACAATCAATAACCACACCTACTAATCTAAAATTTAATAAATTAAATATAAGAATAAGTGGTAATCCATTGTATACAGGTTCTAGTAATTTAAATAAAGAAATTTTTACAAAAATTAATATTAATAAATATTTCTCTGGTAATGGTAGAGATTTATCTATTAATTCTACAAAAGGTGTAGTGAGTGGTTCTGTTGATGGTTCTGCATTTAATTTAAATGATGCTAATACTATGATACAAGATAATATGATTATAACAGGTGGTACCACTAAATATACTGTAGATACAACATCCTCATCCTCTTCAGGTAATACTATAATAAATACGGTGGGTGTGCCGGGTGGTATCTCTAATGATACTAATTTAACATTCAGTTTAGAAGATCCTAAAAATTATGGTCTATTAGATTCTATTGCTATGATACCATTCGCAATAGATCCATTAAATTATACACAACCTTCTGGATGTATATCTAATTCTGGCTCTAGTAATAAAATATTATTAGAAACTGAATATGAAAGTGATAGTATCTCACCTAATATGAGATTATATTCTATAAATTACAACATTTTACAAATATCTGATGGGAAAGTACAAGTATATAGTTCTTAAATATATCTATGAACTAATTTATTAATAAAAAAGAATATAACAGTTGCGACAAATGTTTTTAATAATATAAATATATTATTATTTTCTATAGATAAAGCACCACATATTAAATTATTTATTTGTGTTAAATTTAATAACATAAATATTATAAAAAATATTATTGAAGATTTAAATTCATCTAATAATGATACATTTTCACACATGTTAACAACTTCATTTTTATCCATTCTTATTTTTTCTTGTTCTCTTATTCTCTCTATTTCCATTTGTTTTTGCTTCATCATTTGTTCTTGCATCATTTGTTCTTTCATCATTTGCTGTTGTCTTTGCATTTGTTGTTGTTGTTGCATTTGTTGTTGTTGTTGCATTTTTTGTTGTTTCTCTTGCATTTGTTGATTATTCATCATTTGTTCTTTATCAGCATTTATTTCAGATAATATTGAGTTTATAACATCATCATCATCATTCATATTGGAATTTTGTCCACCACCTCTCATTAATTCTTCTATAGAAGTACCACCACGATTTTCCATTTTTTATAATTTAAACTTTATTAAAAATAAATTATTTAAACTAATTATATTAAACTCACTATAACTAAATCATTATCAAACTTATCGTATAAAAAACAAGCTATTATCATACCTATTAATATCGATATAAAATATTTTAAATATTCCTTCATATATTATTATATTACATTTTTATTATAATATTTTCTTCTATATTTCTATCAGTTATATATTTATAAAATATTGTTAATGCTAAAGCAATTAATAATATTTTTGTATTTATAATATTACTTAAATCTAATTTCATTTATATATAATAGATATATAAAATAATGGCAGATATGGAAAATATTCTTGATCTCTTTGATATAGAAAATAATGATGATGATTCTAGTATTCCTAAAAATGAACATTATTATATTTCTGAGGTCCTAAAACTTATAAAAGAAACGAATGATTTTCCCTTATTTATTTATTCTATGTTAAAAACATTATTACAAAAAAAACATTTATTAAATGATACTCAGATTAAAGAAATTTCTGAAATATTAAATATTAAACCTAAAGTTAAAGAAGTCGTAAAATATAAAGAAAAAATTATTTATAAAGAACGTAAACCAAAAGTATATACAGATGATTATTAATCAAATCTATTAGATATTTCAGAATATTTAACATAATTTTTATAATGTAATTCTAAATCATCATCTATTTTATCTTTGAATTTATTATATTCTAATATAACTCCACCACACTGTATACATGCTTTAATATTTTGTTTTTCAGTATCATAAAGATTTTTATAATGTAATTGTATATCCCAATCTTCATTTCCAATCCATCCTTGTTCTTTATTTGAATAAGTATTAATACTTATTAATGGTTCATCTTGCCTGTCAAAATAATGCATATATTCACACATACCTATAAAATTCCCACCATATAATTTACTTTTTAAAAACCATAATATATCTCCTTCATTTATTTTTTTAACAACCGTTTTTAATGAATTATTCTTACCTCTTTTTATACCCCAAAAAGGATATTTACTATTTTTGAAATTATAACCATCATGGCACCTGATAATCCAATGTTTTTTATCCATTACAAAATAATTTATTATATTTTTTCAAATTTATAAATTAAAACAAACATGGTTGTTTATAAACAGGTACTTCCTTAACAATATTTTTTTTTGATTTATAATTTCTCTTTTTATATTCTTCTTTTTCATCATTATCATTTAAATATATTTCATATCCTTTCTTTTTATATAATTTTATTCTTTTATTAGATTGTTTACTAAAACATTCTATATTTTCATCAATAACATCACATATTAATTTATGAATATCTCCAAATTTTCTAAATATCCTACCAATACTCTGTTCTACTGCTGATATGGGTGATGCTAAAATTACTGTATCCAAACTAGGTATATCAGCACCCTCTGAAAAGAATGAATATGTTCCTAAAATTACTCTTAAACCCGCATTGTGTTCTAATATTTCTGGATGTATACCACCTATGTATAATCCTGCTTGTTCTGAACCATAATGTTCATTTATAGTCTCCATCATATTTATTAAGTGTTCTCTTCTCTCACTTAAAATTAATATTGTCCTACCTTCATCATAATATTTATATAAATAATTTAAAATTAAATCTGTTCTAGGTTTATATTCACATATCTGATTAACCATTTTAGGACGACAAATTGTTCCATTAAATATTGTTTGTAATTTACAATATTTAGGATCTTCATTATTATAATATATTAATCTTGTTTCTACTCTGTGTTCATTTTTATCCTCAGGTGATTCATATACAACATCACCAATATACCATTTAAATACATAATCTGTATTATCATTTCTTTTTATAGTTGCTGATAATCCTAGTATATATTTGGGTGATATTTTTCGCATTGCTTTTGAAAATACTTCAGCAGATAAATGATGTGCCTCATCAAATACAGCAAATCCAAACTTTTCAAATATCTCCTCATCATATTCTTTCATTGATAAACTTTGTAGCATTGCTAATACTATATCTTTACCTTCTATATCAATAGTTTTACCTTGTATATATCCTACTTTAGCACTTGGTATAAACTGAGATATTCTCTCAGTCCACTGATCTAATAAGAATGATTTGTGACAAACTACAATAGTTTTCTTTTTTAATTGACAAGCAATATTTAATGCTAATACAGTCTTACCTCCACCACATTTTAATGAAATCATACCAGCACCTCTTTCTTTGGCTGTTTCTAAATAAGCGTCTCTGATAGGTTTTTGTATTTCTCTTAAATCCCCATTAAAATTCATATCTACATCCTCACCTTCAGGTAATTTATTTTTTTTAGGTGGGCCAAAATTATCCATCCCATAAAATCTAGGCAAATAAAATGCCTTAGGTGATTCACATAATATATTAAACTTTTTATCTTTATTTTGTTGATTTTTTACAGGATCATATACATATGGCATAATCATCATATCTTTTTTTATCTTTGATATTTGTTCACTTGATAATTCTTTTTTTAAAACTTTATATCCATAACTTGTAACTGATGTATTCATATTTATTAATATATTTATTTAATATTTAAATATCAAATTTAATAGTTTCCTTTATTTTCTTTAATACCTAATCTTGTTAAAAATGTATTTAATTTATTATCTAAATCTTGATTAATATATGATATTAAAGCAAATTCTAGTAAAAAAGTATCTTCTAAATTCAGTGTATTAAAACCTTTATATTTTTTAAATTTATGTATATAAAATGGTATATTTTTTATAATTATCTGTAATAAATAAGCAAATATAGTTATTAAAATAACTTCTTTACATAAATGATAAAATACTTTTAATGTTGATATATTTTTTATATCTTTTTTGTTCATATCACCATATGTAATTGTTATAAGATTTATTAAATGAGATATTAAAATCCCTCCAAAAAAGAAATATATACCTACTAAAGATATATCTATTATTTTAAATAAAAATTCCATATATATTATAAGAATATATTTAAAAATAATTTCACATATTATTTTATAAACATGGTCAAAAGTAAAACTCCTCACATTTTAAATCTATATTTAAAACATCATCAAGAAGCAAATGATAAATATGGTGATTCTATTGTTTTAATGCAAGTTGGTTCATTCTCTGAAATATATAATAAAGAAATTGATTCACCCGGTGGTCCTAATCTAAAAGATATTTCAGATTTATTAAATTGTTCTATCGCTATGAAAGGTAAAAATACTGAAAACTCACATTATATGATTGGTTTTCCTAAGATTTCTGATTCAAAATACATCCCCATACTTATTAAAGGTGGATATCATGTAATCTTAATTGAACAATCTACAGATGGTTCTAGTACACATATCAAACGCGAAATATCGGCTGTTGTATCTGCTGGAACTGCTATGGAATATGATAACAATATCAATAATTATTTAATGAGTATTTATATTGAAAATTATGATAATAATGATAAAATATTTCATGGTGCTGGTGTATCTATTATCGATATCTCAACTGGTAAAAATTATATAACACATATTTTAGATTCTATATCTAATCGTGATTATGAAGCAGCAATCATTCATTATATTAATATTTACTCTCCTTCTGAAGTAATAATTCATCATAATGATAAAAATTGTTTTAATAAACTAGATTATATTAGACTTTTTAATATTTCTCATAACAATGTTATCGTTAATTTTTTCAATGATAAAGATATCAAAAGATTCTCTAAAATTGATTATCAAAACCATTTCTTAAATGAAATCTTTAATTTTAAAAATATGCTAGATCCTATCCAAAATATTCATTGCGAAATTAAACCTGAAGCTGTTCTTTCATATATTATTTTACTTGAATATGCTCATCAACATCGTAAAAATGTAAAAATGAATATTGAATTACCTCAAGAACTAGAAAATATCACATATCTCAATTTAACAAACAACTCTATCAGACAAATTAATGTAATTTCTAATTCTAATAATTATAAAGGTACTAACGATTCATTAATCACTGTCGTTAATAAATGTAAAACACCTATGGGTAAACGATTATTAAGAGAAAGAATTCTTAAACCTTTTATTAATCCAGAGGATATTAACAAATCTTATGAATATATTGAATTATTTTTAAGAAATGATTTTTATAATAATGTTAGAACTGATTTACAAAAGATTTCAGATATTGAAAAATCTATTAGAAAAATGGGTTTAAATGAATATAATTCTTGTGAATTATTATCTGATAATATTTCATTTGATTTTATTAAAAAAACTATTGATTTATTAAATACAGATCCTGATATTCATAAAAAGATATTAGAGTTTAGAGAAGATATTCAATCATTTTTAACTTTTGATACTGAAATTAATAATCATTTTGAATGGGACAATTTTAACACAATTAATAATAATAATATTGTTGAAAGAAGTTTATTTAAAAAAAATATTTATAAAGAAATTGATGAAGTAGATGATGAAATCTTTAAAAATAAAAAGAAACTTGATTTAATCTGCGCCAGATTTTCTAAATTTATTGATCAAAGTTCTAATACTAATTCTTTACCTATTAAAATTGAATATTCTGATAAAGATAATTGGTACATTTATACCACTAAAACTAGAGGTTTAAAACTAAAAGAAAGATTTAATAATTTAGGTGATCAAAATATTATTGTAAAAGATGAAGATAATATTGTAATTTGTACTATAAATCCTAATTCTGTTGAATTTAAAAAACATAATAAAAATGAAATGAAAATTGAATTAGATGAAATTACTGTTATTTCACATAAAATTGTTCAATTTAATAAAAAATTATCTTACCTTAACAACAAATATTGGAATGAATATATAGGATATATCCACAACAAATTCAATATTCCACTTAAAAATATTTGTAAATTAATCTCTGAAATTGATTTTTATACAAATGCTGCATATATCTCTCATAAAAATAGATATCATAAACCTAATATCATCAATAAAAATAAATCTTTCTTAGATATTAAAGAAATTAGACATCCTATTATCGAACTCATCAATGATAAACATGAATATATTACTAATGATATTCAATTTGGTTTAGATCATGATGGTGTATTACTATTTGGCACTAATTCTTGTGGTAAATCATCATTAATGAAAGCAATTGGTTTAAATTTAGTAATGGCACAAGCAGGTATGTACACTGCTGCTTTAGAATTTAATTATTATCCTTATAAAAAACTTTATACTAGAATCTTAAATACTGATAACATATTCTCAGGACATTCTAGTTTTATTGTTGAAATGAATGAACTAAGAGAAATCTTATACTCTTCTGATGAATACTCATTAGTATTAGCAGATGAACTTGCTATTGGTACAGAAACTACTAGTGCCTTATCTATTGTCGCATCATCATTAAAAATATTATGCGATAGAAAAACTTCATTTATATGTACCTCTCATTTACATCAACTAAATGATTTATCTTTAATCAAAGATATTGATAATTTAAAAACATATCATCTAAAAATCTCTAATGAAGGTGAAACTATTATTTATGATAGAAAATTAACTGATGGACCTGGTCCTGCTGTATATGGATTAAATGTTTGTTCAGCACTAAATATGAGTCAAGACTTTATCTCTCTAGCAAGACAAGTACAAATGGAGATTAATGGTGAAAACAATAATGTCATTTCTAATAAAAAATCAACTTATAATAAATCTATTTGTATGGGTGAATGTTGTATGCCTATGTGTGATAATGATGCTCAAGAAACACACCACATTAACGAACAAGCCGACGCTGATACTAATGGTAATTTTAATCATTTTCATAAAAATAAAAAACATAATCTAATACCTCTATGTAAAGGTTGTCACGCACAAATCACTTATGGTAATCTACACATCAAAGGATGGAAAGAAACATCTGAAGGTGATGTATTAGATTTTGAATTTATAAAAGATAAACAACAACAAAAAAAATCTAATAAAAAATTCTCTGATACAGACATCCAACAAGTAAAACAATATCATAACAATTTTAATGGTGTTTTAAGCAAGCAAAAAATATTAGATAAACTATTATCTGATAAAAATATTAAAATGGGTGTTCAAACTTATAATAAAATTATTAAAGATGAGTATTAAATCTCTAATACAATTGGACAATGATCCGAACCATATATACTATTAT